GTATTCCCCACCTGCACCACAAATTTGGCCCCCCGGCGATTCATGTCACCGGGAGGCCTTGGCAGGAGGTGGGATATGTGTCTTGGGGTTAGTTTAGCATGAGATCATCATTTCCTTTTTGATTTCATATGTCTGAATTTTCTTTCCAGTCATGATCTCGTATGCTTCGAGTAGTCCACGTGCTGCGTATTCTTCAGATTCGCACATATTCCAGTATGACTCTTCATCTGTTTCTTGATATTGCTTGAACCACATATTCGAACGGTCATAATGTTCTTTAGCAGCTTCAAGAATCTTTACCAGTTCGTTAGTCATTTGAGTTCACCTTTCGTCTCGTTTTCCGATGAACCCATTATACATGAATAACTTAACAATGTTAAGAATTATTTTCAGTTTCTTCGATTTTCTCGGCTATGCGCTCCGATAGCTCTTTCACAAGCTGTTCGCTCTCGCGTTCCTGCTTGTTCCAATGGTAGTATTGAACTTCCACGTACACGAAAGCACAGAGCACGACGAGCGCGACGGCAGCGATAGCCCAAAAGCCGATAGCCAGAATGGATGCTAGAACGGGATTCACTTTTCATCACCTTCAATACCCATGCGGTCTTTGATGATCTCTATGACCGTCGTGTTACGGTTGATAGCATCGGTCATTTCCTTACGTTCCTGGCTGTGTCTGATCTCTGATTCGTTGTGGATATAGGCCATGTAGATACACGCGACAATCGGGAATCCAATCGTGCTGATCGCTTGCATGATTGCGTTAACATCCATTGAAATCTAATCCTTTCGCATAGCTTCAATTCATCATGTCGTTTACAAGGTGTTGCACGATATCGGAGTTGTAACCCGCGCCCTCAAGCGCTGTCTTGCGGTTCCAACCGTTGCCCCAATCACCACGAATACACTCGTTTGCGCGCTCGACGTATTGGTTTACACGTGCTTGCACGGCATCGTATCGAGAGCCTAGCATGCGTTTCCTATCCTCGCCCGTTCCGTATTCGCCAAGGATGACTTCGCACGCTAGTTCATCGTCTGATTTTTCAGGCTGTTCAGGTTGCACATACGACCCGTCAGGATTCGCGTATTTCATCCACGCTTCGCTATCCATGTAGGCAATGTTCCCGTCAAGGTTTCCCGCATAACCTGCGAGCTGCAACGAGCTGGTAAATTGCCACATGGCGCAGAACGACCAGGGGGAAATATCGTAGGGCATTTCGCCTTCATACCAGCTATCGAATGCAGCCGGATATCCAGCTACCCACAAACCGCACGTTTCAGGCAACCACGAACCTTCGTATTGCGAACATCTAGAAGCGCTGATGTAAAGGATAGGCCAAACGCCAGTCAGTTCGTGAACACGAACCATGAATTGTTCACACCAAACGCAGTTGTTGAAGTTTTCCGTCTCGTAATCGAGGATGGGGATACCATGCCCAAAATAGTTTTTCGTTTCCTGAACGAAGTAGTCCGCTTCGCTTTTCGGGTCGTTTTCCCGTGCGAAGTGGTAGAAACCGAAAGGAATACCATTGTCAATGCAGTTTTGAACGAACCCGTCACACGTTTGATCTGTGTAGCCGATACCCTCCGTTGCCTTTGCAATGCAGAATTCAATATCAAGGTCAGAGGGGATTAGTCCCGCTTGCCAGTTGCTAACGTCGATACCCTTCACGTGCGTTTTCCTTTCATCGGTTGCAATTCGATTATAGGCTATTTCTTGGGTTTGCGACCACGTTTCACGTCGGCATTCTTATATGCTTCTACTTGCAGCGCGGGAATGAGAACGTTATAGCCGATTCTCAACGAATCAAATGTACCGTTGTTCACGAGCTGCGAGATTCGAGCACGTGAAAGTTGAAGATAGCGCGATGCTTCGACGCATGAGCAATAACCGATGTTGTTAACGTAAGTGATTTCTAGTGACATATGTCCCCGTTTCGTTTATAGTTAACAATGTAAACAATTTATAGCATATTCGAGAAACGAGGTCAAAGCATGGCACGCGCTCGACGTAAAACAGGCGATGATGCAACCGTGGCGCGAAAGCGTTTCACCCGTGAAGCAAATAGATATTTACGGCAAGCTGAACGCGCGACGAGTCCGGCGCAAGCTGACAGGTACCGCGAATTGGCCCGTGCAAGTGCGGAAAACGCTCTAGCGACCTATGAAAAGGAAGTACCGTATTCGAAGATGCGGAAAGACCTGCAACAAGTCGCATTGCAGACGGGCGCTGATTTCCAGACCGTGAACGAATCGAGGCGAAAGAAGATTCGAGCAAGCCTGATTAACCTTGATGAAGATAAAGGCGCGGTGCCTAGTTCCCGCGCTCTCGACAAGAAAAGGACAGCAGAACAACGCCGCGATTACGAAGCCCGTTCCCTGTTATCTGGGCATGTCGGCAATAGGATTTTCGGGGCATTGTCCGAGATTTGGCAACCTGCTATTTCACGCGATGCAAGCGGTAGAACGCATGTCGATAGAGCAGAAATGGAGCGCCTAATCTTCGATTTCCTGGGTGTGTCGGATTGGATGAGTGCAATCGAGCGTTTCGAGCAGGAATACGGCGAGGGACTTTACGCCGAACCGACGAACGAAATCCGATACGACAACATCGTTAACAGCGCGGTTGAACGTTTGTCTAAATAATGGCATGCAGTAAAAAGCGTAAGCCCTACAAGATCATAGGCGCTTACGACTCGGAAACAACCAACATTGACGAAGGGTTGACGCATAGGGCGTTTCCCGTCCTGCATCAATTGGGGTTGCTCGACGGTACACCGATAGAGAACGTCGATTCGCGCAATGCCGAAACCGTTTGCAATATAGAGCTGTACCGCCATGCGGTCGATCTGTTCGCACGGCTCGACGAGCTTGCAAATGCAACGTTCGATTACGTTCCGGTTATCTGTTGTCATAACCTCGCATTCGACATGTACGGTTTGAGCCCTTGGCTCGATTCGCATGATGTGCGCGTACTTGCCAAGTCGAAGCGGAAACCAATTACGTTCACCATTCACGACGAGAGCGGAAATGCGCGGTTGGTGTTATGGGATACGCTCGTGTTTTCAGGCCAAACGCTAGCACGAATGGGCGAGGATTGCGGTTACTTGAAAGCGGTAGGCGAATGGGATTACTCACTTGTCAGAACGCCTGAAACCCCTTTGACCGCGAGCGAAATCGAATACGCGACCAAGGACGTTTACGCGCTTCTTGCATGGCTCGGCTGGTGGCTACGACGAAACCCCGACATATCGCCCGATAGGCTCGGGCTCAACGTCGTTACCAAGACGGGCGTTGTGCGAGAGCTTCGCAGGGTGCGTTTCGACCAGGTGAAGGGAAACGGGTCAAAATACAATATCGGTCGTTTTTGGCATTACCTCAACAAGCGCGAACTACCGAAAACCGATGACGAACTTTACACGATGCATGCATGCACCCGTGGCGGTTTGACGTTCTGCGCGTCTAGATGGGCGAGCGTTCCGCATGACTACATCGATACCGATATGATCGTGGCGGGGTTCGACGCAACGTCGCAGCATCCCGCGCAAATGGTAAGCCACATGTACCCGGTGAAGTTTCATGAAACCGAGCCGGATACGCTCGAATACGCATTCAGGGCTATCGGGCGCGTGACGCTCGACAAGCTGCTAGACCATTACGAGAAACCGTTTCACGTGGCGTTCAATGCCTGTTTCGAGTTCAGAAACCTACGCATGCGAGAAGGTACGGTGTTTCATGCTAACGGTATTGCGCCGTTAGCGTCTGCGCGTGTGACAGGCGTGCTCGATGAGGATAACGAGCAGGGGCAGCAGTTTAGGGAACACATGACCGAAATAGGCTATACCGATGCATGCGTTAACCCAACCTTCGAGTTCGGAAAGTTGGTGAGAGCCGATTATGCGCGGTTGTACCTGACGGAGTTGGCAGCGTGGGAAATACACCAGGCTTACGAGTGGGACGGCATGAGCGCCGTTGGCGGGTACATCACCAACAGATTCAATAGACCATCGGACATGGCGGTTATCTCGGTAATGCAGTTCTACAAGGCGAAAAACGAATACAAGCATGCCCGAGAGCATTATTACGAGCATGGCACGATTGAGAACGCAGAAACGCTCGAAGCGTTAGGCGTTCCGCATTCCATCACGTCAAGCATGCTAAACGGCACGTTATCGGATGAAGAAGTGGACAGCTACTATCTGAAACTCAAAAGTGACCTTAACGCGCTTTTCGGTATCGAAGCTAGTAATGAGTTCAGGCGTGACACGGTTCTAACGTCTAGCGGCATCGACTACGAGGGCGGTTTCGGTATCGGCAACGCGCCTAAGAACCCGAAAGCGTGGTATCAGTTCGGGCAACGGATTGTAGGATGGTCGCGTATCGCGCAAATCGCCGTCATGGAGCTGTGCGCTCCTTACGTAGATCATATCGTCAACGGCGATACCGATAGCGTGAAATTCGCAATGCGCGAAAGCGATCTTCCAGGCGTTGAACGTGCGTTGAAACGCTATTCGAGAGCGGTAGACGATGCTAAGACGTTCGTTTACTCGCGTGCCAAGTTCGCTTACCCGTCGTTGTTCGATAGTCTCGACTATATAGGGCATTACGTCTTGGAATTCGAGAGCAAACGGTTTTGCGCTAGTTGGAACAAGGCCTATTGCATGCACGAGGTGGACAAACGAGACGGAAAGCGGAAATTCGCATTCACGCTTGCCGGTATTCCCGCCCGTCGCGGTGTTAACCAATGTGCGGATTGGCTATACGAGCATGGATGGGGCTTTTCGCAGATTTGCAATGTTCTTCTAGGCTACAACGTCACGTATTCGCACAGCATGATCTATCTGAATGCTCGTAGTTTCCCCGAGTGGGCAAGCGCGTTCTTCGATGATGTGAATGACTACCTTGGCAATAAGTGCAGGGTTGCGGAGCCTAGCGCACTTGCGCTGTACCCGATGCACAAGACGGTTAACGACACTTCTAATACGGAGAACCGCACGAACGCGCGAATAGCGGTCAAAAACAATCCTGATGTGAACATAGAACCTTTGACAGTTATCAGAGACGGTGAAGGATTCATGATTGCGAAGGTAGGTGATCTAATTGGTTAAACACTATGATTGGGATGCGACGTTTTCAAGGCAGACGGGAACGCAAGGCGAGTTCTGCATCGTTGCCGGTGCGAAGTCTATCGGTAAGACGTTCGGGTTGCGCCTGAAATGCATTGACGAGTTCTTGAAGAAGGGTTACCGCTTCGTCGAGATATCGCGCACGAAAGCAGAACGCGACGAAATCCAAGATGGGTACTACTCAAAGATTCAACATGACGGGTTTTACAAAGATTACCTATTCAAGACTGAGAAGAATTGCGGTTACATCGCTCGAAAGCCTATCGGCGAAGATGATGCTCCGCAATGGCAACTGATGACGTATTTCGTAGCGTTGACGGCTTTTCAAGTTGAGAAACGCCGAACGTTCACGGGTATGAGACGGTTCATCTTCGATGAAGCCGCTATCGACAAGAAAGACAAGTACCACAAGTATTTACCGAATGAGTTCTTCATCCTTGCGAACCTGCTCGATTCTATCGACCGTGAGCAACCGGGTGATAAACCATTCTTCAAGGTGTATCTACTCATGAACGCCGTTGACCTCACATGCCCGTACTTGCGAAACCTCGGCATAAACAAACCGCCGAAATACGGCTATTCGTTCTACAACAACAAGAACACGCTATTGCATTACGTCGAACCTTGGGATGCGGAGCAGAGACGCGCCGAAACGCTTGTCGGGCGCATGCTCGCAGGTTCCGACGAGTCCAAGATCATGTTCGATAACGAATTCAAGACGGAGGGCGATAAGGAGATCAAGCGCAAACCCGCTAATGCTAAATACAGCTTCGCGCTTGTGTTCCAGGGAATGAAGTTCGCCGTATGGATTGACTACAAGCAGGGCTATTTCTACATAACCGAGAAAGTCCCCAAGGGTTCTAAGAACGTATTCGCGCTCACCAAACGTGATAACACTATCGACTATCAAGCTGTCAAACGCACAGATTCGTACATGAAAACCCTGGTTGACGTGTATTACATAGGCGGTATCCGCTACAGCTCACCGGCATTGCGCGAAGCTTTCCTAGATGTTCTAGGATTTCTCGGAATTTATTAGTTGACATTGTTAAGTTTTATTGCTAGGCTGTTTCCCGTCAGCAAAACGAAAGGGGATTGAATGACGTTCACTAAATGTAAATACGCCATACGCACGAGCGACGGCCTGCAATGGCGCGACGGGTACACTTTCGAAGCGTGCTTCTCGACCGGGCAGCTTCACGAGATGGCGGTCTACAAGGAAAAGGCAAGTGACGCGCTCCACAAGGATAATTGGATTGTGGGCGATATCGATACCGGGCTTGCGGTATGCGACGGGCCTACGCGCAGGGATGCGGTTAGGAAATTCCAAGAGGTGTACTGCTCGAAGTTGGAGCGCATGGTGTACGACAACAATTCACATTGCGGCATGAACACTTATGAAAAGCTATGTTCCGTTTTCGCCGAAATGCTCGAAGCTGCAAAGGAGGATTAACGATGAACAACTTTCAATACATCGTCAAGGACGACACCAGGGCCGCGATGCACATGGCCGTGGAGCTGTGCGAGCGCGGCGATTTCGACAGCGTGACCGAGGCAGTCCGATGGCTGATACGGGAGCGTGACAAGAGCCGATGGGCCGAGCTGTTCGGCACGCCTGAGAGGGCGGCGCGGACGATAGCCATGATGACGGACAAATGCAGCGACAGGGTGCACGGCTGCGACGGGTGCATGCTCTTCGACGTATGCGATGACGAGGCGAACATTCTCGAATGGCTGAGGGGCGATGCGCGATGACTAGCGCGAACGATGATGCACCGATAACTGCAATGTATCTTTGGCCCGACAACTTGCCGATGCCAGACGGAATCATGCTCAAGGACGCGTCGAGCGCGTGCAACGGACGCAGCGCACGCATGGAGAGCTACGGGCGCAACACGCTGCACTACTTGCAGATGCGAGAAGCAGAGGAGCGAATATCGACGCTCGAACGCGAACTTGAACGGCTGAGGGGTGATGCGTGATGAACGAATTCCAATTTTCCTGCTTGGTTCTCGTGCTGTTCTGCTTCGCGGTGCTCGTCGCGTTTTTGCTCTACCGGTGCGCGAACCTGCAAGGCCAGATTGACGATATGCGACATGACATGCAGCGCATGAGGATGAAGGGTTGGCGTTGATTATGACTGTTTTCACGCATTTGATAGCGGCTATGGTTGGTGGTTCCATCGGGGTTATGGCTATGGCGCTATTGATCGTCGGAAGTGATGAAGATGATTAGATACATCTATCAACGCTCGACGCATGAACCGCCGTGGGCTATCTCGTATGAGACCGAGTACGTCCGCTCGATTCGAACGCTCAAGGTTTACGCGACGGTGTACAGCGACGAGATAGACAACAAACGTCATGCAGCATACTTCGAGGTGATGGGTAAAACGCCGTTCGCAGTAGCGCACATGATGCAAAGTTTTATGGAAGATCATGGCGTGACGTTCGATGAAAACGACTTCAATCAAATAGAGTGGGAATTTTCGAGGTATTTTTAGTTAGGCTTAAACAGTCAAAAGGGCTGTTAGCACGATAGAAAGGGCTTAAAATGGGCTATTTCGACAAGTTCAACAACAAGGGTATTCCATTCATGGAGAACCGCGATAAGGGCGATATGCACGACCTTATTGGCAAGACCGTCCACATCGAGGATTTCGGTTTCATCCGAAACGACGATGGCGATTACGGAGTGATTATCGTCAAGGAGGACAAGGATAATTTCTATTTCTGCAACGCCGTTATTACCGACATGCTCCACACGGTCGATAACGACGGTATGCGCGACGAGCTAGCGAAGCAAAATGTCGTGTTCAGCATGGCAACCTCCAAGAAGGGGCGTGAATATTTCAAGTTCGAATTTACCGGTGATATTCCGTTCTAGGGCGCTGTATGTTAAGCTATTCATGCGACGCTTGCACTTCCCTAGTTCAGCGTAGAACCGGAGCAGCGGCCTTTGAGTAGGCACCGGCGCGCGGCCTATGCCCCATTTCCCCGGGCAACTGCTGATAGGGTGCTAGGGCGTGTAATACCGTTGCAGCTAAGAGAAACCGTCGGCATGCCCCTAACATGTCGGCGGTTCTCATTTTATTCGAAAGGAAACGATCTAAATGACTAACGAGAATCTCCAAGTTAGCAATCAGCAAATTGACAACCCCGCTTCAAGCGGAGATAATAACCCCGAGGTCGATGGAAATGCCGCGACGGTGCAAACAGGCGCAGGGGTTAGCGCTCCAGAAGATACGCCTAACGAGTGGCAGACCATCATCGATGCTAAAGACGGCATTATCAGCGCCTACGAAAAGCAGGTTGCAAGCCTCAAGACCCAAGTTGCGAATCTCATCAGAAACGGTGCAACTGTTTCGCCTGTCGAATTGGAACACGACAACGGAAACGGCAACGACGGCAGCGGGGCGAACAACGGCGGTTCGGGCGTTGGAAATCCCCTCGGCGGTTTCGGCGGCGGTTTCGGCACGGGCGAGAAGTTCGGCGATTTCAAAGACCTCGGTAAAGAGATAGGAAAACGATAGACCGAGGAGTGATCTAACATGGCTGTCCTGAATTCAACCATCCTCGAACGCGCATGGCTTAGCGGTTCGAACGATTACCAGCAGCGTATCCCCAATCCCGCCATTTCGAGCTACGCTGATCATGTCGCGGCATTGTTCGACCCCATGAATCATGATCTTTTCAATCAGTTCAGCGGACTTCTCAACGGGTTGATGGGTACTTACGTGGAGTCGAAGCTGTTCGAGAACCCGCTTTCGGTTCTCAAGAAACCCGCTGCACAGTGGGGCAATACGGAGCGTCGCGTCGCGGTGAAGTACCTGCAAGCGCATTCCTACAAAGTAGACGATGAAACGCTGCTCAAGCTCGAAAAGCCCGAGTTCGTGGAGTGGTTCTATTCCGTAGGAAAGCCGCGCCGCTACGAGTTCAGCTGGTCGAAGTACGAGCTTCAGCGTGCTTTCTCGGCTGACGGCTACGGTTACGACGAGCTGCTTCAAGCTACCATCACCCAGGCGTACAGCTCGGACAACTACGACGAGATGAACATCATGATTCAGATGTTCGCAGAAGCAGATAGGCGTATGGGCGGCCTGTACCGCTACAACGTGAGCGCGGCACCGACCGACGAAGCGACGGCAAAGGAACTCTTGAAGGGCATCCGCACGGTTGCTGGGCGTATGCGCTTCCCGTCCATGCTCTACAACCACATCCCCGTTCCCGTCCATGAGAACGGCGATACGCTCGTGGTGTGGGTTACCCCCGAGGTCATGGCATCGCTCGATGTTGATGCGCTGTCTGCGGTGTTCCAACTTGACAAGGCCGAAGTCCAGTACCGCATTATTCAGATTCCCGAGTTCCCCATCCCGAACGTGTACGCCGCTATTACGTCCGAGGATTTCATCTACGCGCGCGACGTGTGGTACGGCATCGAACCGCCGTTCTACAATCCCGCTAACCTGACGCTCAAGTATTACCTGCACCATGCGCAGATGATTGGTGTCAATCCGGCTGCTAACTGCGTGCTGTTCACCACCGATGCGAACACGGCAATCCCGACTATCACCATGAACATCACGGGCGCGGCGTTCACTCCTGCTACCGGTAATGTTGAAATCGGCGGTTCGCTCAAGACGAATTTCGCGCTTGCGGGTACGGTTTCCCCGACCGGCACGAAGATTGCCGTCGAACCCGATAGCGCCATTTACACGGTCACGGGCGAGAATTCGGGCGGTGACCCGATTGAACTCAATAGCCGAACTTACGTCGATAACGACGGTGTTCTGCATGTCCAGAAATCGGGCATTGCGGCAGGTAGCAAGATCAACGTTTCCGCTGTTGCAACGTATACGAACCCGTCAGGCGCTACCACCGAGCGCACGGCATCGTTTGTCGCTACCGTCACGGCTGCAACCTCGCAGGGCGCGAAGGAGTGCGCCGTCGAAACCGACCCGTATATCACCTATACGGACGAGACGGAGGAAACGACCGCGAGCGAGTAAATAGCGTTTATCCGCTATAGCTGCTAAAATGGGCGCAACTGGTATAAGGTTGCGCCTATTTCCTTTGGGGTGAAGATATGAGCAGGTTCCCGCATCTGACGGCAAACGGCAACGAATCGGATTTCCCGAACATAGCGAACGTCAAAACCTACGATTACGACAACAAGGTAGATTATTCTCGTTTCGATAACGTGCAGATGAACATCACCCTTTGCAAAGTGCCTTGGGATATGGGCGAGGCGCACGTCGGTAACCGCACAATCTCGGGTATCGGTAATGTCGTTTGGTTCGGCGATAAGGAAACCCGTGATAAGTGGTTCGATGCTATCCCCGATAGCGAATGCTACCGGTTCGCAACGAAGTACAAGGAGCTTCATAGGGATAACTCCATCGTCGTGCCTATCCCGTTCGACGTGGCTGCCCGTTACAACTACGTAGCAGTAGAGTATGAACCGTTCGCAAGTTCGGGTGATCTACTCGAATATGAAGGTACAAGCGGTTTGGAAAACTGGTATTGGTTCGTGCGTGAAGTGGAATTCCTAGCGCCTAACTCGACACGTCTGCACCTGCTAAACGACGCTTGGCAAACGTTCATCTATGATATGGATATACCGTACATGATGTTAGAACGTGGGCATTACGGCATGCATCAGACGAACGTTAACCGGTATTTGAAAAACCCGATAGCCAACAATTCGTATCTTCTCGCACGCGAAGAATTGGAGCCGAACGCGCCGCGAATCGCAACATCTACGCATGCGCACGTGTTCAATACGGGAAACATGTACGCCGTCGTTATCACGTCGGCGAACGCAGCAAGCACTTGGGGCAGCAAATCCGGTAACGATTGGAGAACGCCTAGCACGCAGGGATACAATCAAGGGGTACCGACATATAGAGCGTTCTCCGTCGCTGCTAGCTCGTTCATGTCATTCGTCTCGAATATGGTTGCAGACGTTCCGCAATTCATGCAAACCGTCCAGGCGGTTTGTTTCGTCGGTGAATCGCTGCTAAACATCGGAACATCGTTCACGTTCTGCGATACCACGTGTTACAACGTGGGCGCGACGTACAAACGCGCGACGGTTCACCAGCTTGCAAAGAGCGATTTCGGATATTCGGAGTGCTATGCTGATATCGCGAAACTCTACACGTACCCTTATGCGGAGATCATCGTCACCGATTCGAACGGCGATGAAACCGAAATACGCATCGAGGACACTAACGGAAAAATCGAGTTGGATTACTGCCTATCGCTCGTCTACCCGTGGTTGCAAATCGACGGAGCTATCACGAGTTCGGGCAAGACGACAAGACGCAATATCTCGTTTGCGAACGTATCGAATAGAAACATGCCGATTGGCGGCAACTGGTTCGACATGCTCGTGCAGTACGAGATACCGACGTTCGGCTTGTACGAGAGCGCCGCGAAGGTCAACGATTACGCGACTCATTTCGATAGAGCACAACAAGCATATGCAGGAGATAATGCGCAAGCTAATGCGAATGCGAGCGCCGATCTCATTATCGACAATACGACGCTAACGACAACGGCAAACACGGCTACAACTAACATTTCGAACGGTAGCGCCGACGATTCGCTAGACAATACGAGAAGTTACAACTTCGATGTCATGGATAGCGATAACGCGACAACTAATGCGACGGCATCGGCAACGATCGACGCACAAGAGCAGCAAGCGGCAATTAGCGCCGCAAGCGGTGCGGCATCGAGTGCAGTTGGCGCCATATCATCGCTTGCAAGCGGCAATATAGCCGGCGCGGTCTCGAGCGCGGTAAACGGTCTAATCGGTTCTGCTTCAACATTGGCGAGCTCGTCTGTTGCGGTTCACCTAACTTCAGCGCAAGCAGGCATAGCGGTACAGAACAACAGTTGGCATGCCGAAGCGGCAACGGATAAAACGCAAGCCGACACGGCAACGCAAAAGGCAACGGCGATATCGTTAACCAATACGCAGAACACGCTCTCAACCGGCATGGCTGCTAACAGCGCTGCGACACAGAGAGCTAACGCAGCACGCGACCGCGCGACGGTATCAGGTTCAATTACCAATCAGATTGCACAAGCTGCACTTGGAGCACCTGAAACGTTCGGTGAGAACGGCAACGGCGAGCACAGCGCGACTAGACCGATAGCAGTTTACTCCAACGTGATCACCCAGGACGATTACACTATCAAACGATGTGGTGATGATTTCCTGCGTTATGGGTATTCGCTCAATGCTCAAATTCCGTTTGATGGCAATTGGTGCGTGATGCCCAAGTTCACGTATTGGCGCTTGTCCGATTTCTGGGTGAAGGGCTTGCAAGTACCTGATCTTTACGTCGATAAAATCAGGTTCTTCCTATTCGGCGGTGTTACGGTTTGGAAGAAACCCGAAGATATCGGCAATACGTCCATTTACGAAAACGTTTAAGGAGCGCAGATGAACAATTACATGCACCAAATAACGCCTGAAATGATTAGCGTTGTAGACAAACTGAAAGCAACTGATTTTGAAAACGCCACGAAAGAGGAAATTGAAGTTTATTCCAAGTGGGTTAGTATAAACGAAATGCAAAAAGAAGAATTCGACCAGCATATAAAGGCACGGCAGCAAGAAATTGAAATTGCAAGACAGCAAACCGAACAGCAGACGAAAGCGGCAGTTACAGCGCTCGAAGCGCTAACGAAGCTTGCAGAAGCTAAATTGAAGGCGGTACAAAATGGCCAAATCTAGGAACAGGGCGAAACGAGGTCGCGGCGATTACTGGCAGAGCGCCGACTATAACGGACGCACTTATGCCAAGAACCTAAGCATGCTGCTATCGCTGGCTATGAACCGTTTCCGTTGGGTGAACCTTCCAGACACATGCGATGCGCGTTTCCTTGAGCTTCAACTGCACAAGACGGGAATTGCAACCATCTGTCACGCTGAAAACATGCCCGATGTATGGCAAAGCCTGATTGCGAACCCTTACGGCGAATTCAACTGCTACGGTATCCCCGTCAAATGGCGTGCAACCGGGTACGATCAGACGAACTACAACGTAACGCCTGAAACGGGCGAGTTGATCTATTACTCGTTCTCGCGTCAGAACCCGTGGACTATGCTAGACCTGTACGCTCGAAAGCTCATGGAATACGAGCGCACAACGGAGATAAACCTATACCATCAAAGAAAGCCCGTCGTGTTCATCGCTCCGCAGGAGAAGAAACTCGAATTGGTCAACATGATGAAGCAGGTAGACGGATTCGAGCCCGTCGTTATGGGCGATGGCAATTTCTCGAACCTGGTCGATGAAGTTAAGGCAATCGATACCAAGGTACCGTTGATAACGGAAGATCTAGAGCGTTCGTGGCAAAACTGCCTTAATCAAGCGCTCTTGTATCTCGGCATCCCACATTTGGCATTCGAGAAGGGCGAGCGCATGATAGAGGATGAGGCGCGTGCTAACACAGCGCCTACCAATATCATGCTGCTCGATTGCCTGCAAGCACGCCGGCAAGCATGTGACGCGATAAACCGAAAGTTCGGGTTGAATCTCGAAGTGCATTTCAACGACGATTGGGAAAGCTACAACTTCAATTACACGAACAACGTCGAAAGTTTGGCGCAAGACAAGGTTATTATCAGCAGCGATGGAACATTTGACATAACTGGCGGTGAATTATGAGTGATTTCAACTACGAAGTAGAAAGAACAGATCATTACTTCTTCGAGAATTTCACGATATACGGCAAATCCGTGCAGGATGGAATTCCCACGCCTGACGCGCCTGTTCCGATCGAGGTTGTGAGCGATTTGTCCATGCCGTCAAACATTGCGTGGAAACAGGGAGGCGTGAGTACCACAACTGGAAAGGAAGGCTCTGATGCAAATCGCATCCATACGGCGATGTTTGAAATCGTACCAGGAGCAACTTACACAGTTGGCGTTACAAATTCCAGCTACCAATACTCCGTGAGACTTTTTAGCGGCACTCGCTGGGCATCGAGCGATTTTGTATATAGCGATTCAACGTGGAAATCAAGTAATGATACCTATGCTAACCCCGATGCGAAATACATGTGCATCGTGATTAGGCTTTCGAGCAACGCAAACTTGTCTCCATCAGACGGTGAAAGCGCCGGCGCTTTCGCAACCACGAGCTGCATCGGCTTAGTCGCAGGCGATACCGCAACGCCTATCGACCTGCAAGGCAACGTCCTCGCAAGCTTGCCAGACGGCACGCGCGACGAGGTGAACGTCGACGAGTGGGGCCATGCAAGGCTGATTCAGCGGGTGGGACATGTGGTGCTAAATGGCTCCGAGACGTGGAACATCAGCAGCGGCAACAAGCGCGTCTACACCGCAGTCGGGAACGTCCGAAACGTGAGCGGGTCAACGGCACTGCCAATCGTGTGCAGTCACTTCGAGGCGAAGTCGGCGGGCCAGACATACGGCGGCACCATAGGCATCAGCGGCATGGCCAACAACAGCGAAATCGGATACGTGCGCTCGACCGAGCGAACAACCGTTGCCGCAGAGAAGACGTGGCTAGCGTCCAACCCCGTGACGGTTTACTACCCGCTCGCCACGCCGCAAACCATCGACCTCGGCTACATCGATGTATCGTTTTTGCAAAATATCGAAACGGAAATCTCGATTTCCCTGATGGCATCTATCGAAACGGATACAACGTATTCATATGCTAATAAACCAACGTATAAAGTTCTGAACCCTTACGAAGATTACAATGCACCAAATTATGCATATCCGCCGGTGCATTTCGGTCAGGATTGGGAAACGTTCGATTCGAATGATTGGAACGTTTCTGAAATGCTTGACTACACATACCAGAAAGAGGGCCACGCCGTTTACACGATTCAGCTTTTCGAATTGAAAGAATCGGGTGCATTCGATTGGTCGCGGCCCGAAATCGATTGGAGCGAAGCGGCATACAGTCAGGAACAATACGAGCGTTTCTGCTCGTATTTCGAAGCGCGGTTCATGTTCAGGGAAATCTCGATTATTCCCCCGTTGGAATGGTTCACGGCATTGCGCCGCATGCTGGTATTCGAGCTGATGCCCAAATACAAGCCGCTTTACGAGCAGGTTGAGGGCGGTTTAGCTCCGTTGGGCGAAAACGAATACTACAAACGCCGTCATATCACGTCAAACTATCCCGAAACGCTTCTCTCGGGCAATAGCGATTACATCACGACAGGCGATGACGAGGAATTTGAGCGCGTGAAGGTGGACAACGCCGCGCAAGCTATGAAGGATTACCGCGATGGGTTCGCAAGCGTGGATAAGGCAATGGCCGACGAATTGGAAGTTTTGTTCGTCGGCATGTATACTAGTTACGTCAACGGTCTGTAAAGGGGTACGAAATGGCAACCGTGGAAATCGATACCGGCAAGCACGTTAAACGCTATGATTTTTGGAATCCTGCAACGTGGGCAATCCCGAAACTGTATTGGGACGCATTCAGCCAGGAGCAGCGCATCCATGCTATTTGCCGACAATTGGAGAAGGTCATCCGCTATGCGGATTACGTAGGCGTGAACGTGGATGATATCGCGCAGCGCTTGCAGGCTATCGAAGATGGCAAACTTGACGCTTTCATTACCGAAGCTATCGAAAATTGGTTTGAGCAACACGAACCCGAAATAGCAAATGCAATTGAAGAATTGCAAACTAGCGTTGAAGCAATTAACAGCATCATCCCTATTGAAAACTTCACACCTGAAAGCACGATTAAAGATGCAATTGACGAGGCAAATGAGGATATTTCTCAAGCAAACGAGGATATTCTAACCTTGAATAATGCAGTTGCTCACCTAACAGATGCATCGAAGCTAGGCAAGACAATCAATCCCGTATATATGGGTAGCACGCCAACTGAGCCTGATAAGCTGTCATGTTGTTGTAGGGTAGATGACGAAATGGTGTGCATTTCAACCGATGACTATTCGGCAGCAGGTGGAACGATTCGAGTTTACGATCTTTCATCGAACGAGCAACTTTATAAAAGAACCAACCAAGTTGTCGGGCATGCAAATAGTATTTGCTACAACGAAATCGAAACGGCATTCTATCTGGCACCGATGGCAACATATAACGAAGGTACAAGAGTCTTTATCGAGAAGCTATACAAGTACAACACCACATTTAGCGCAATGCAGGAAATAGATGCACCTGAAATGATCTACGGTGTGAGCTATGACCCGATAAATCAAACGATGTGGGCTTTTGCGCAAAATGAGATTGATTCGGTTAAGTTCTATAAAGTTGAAAACGATCAATTCGAGCTTTATAGCACGCTTCCTTTTGCAGAACTTAACGAAAAGGTAATTCAAGATTTTGCCGTATCGGATAATTGCGCATATCTGGCAATGCCCGAAGGGACTTTGTATGTCATTCCGCTTAAAGAAACGGAATGTCATGTTTTGCAAACCGCCTTCATTTCCCAATACGATGCTGGTGGCATTTGGAGATATGGCGAAGTGCAAGGTATCGAATTCGATAAAGAAAACCGGCTTTACAACGCACGTGTGAATTTTGATAGCGTTAAATCCTCAACGCAGCGAACGAATGTGACAAGTGGTTTTGTAACGGAATTGAAATTCGCAAACAACGCAGAGGTTAGCACGCTTGTTAACCAGGGAATCGGAAGAACGTATAACGTGCTCGAAGATTACCAACGAGAAACTAAATTCAAACTTTCAAGCGGTGAATTGCGTTCGCTTAATAACGCGAACTGGATCACCGAAACGATCAGAACTATTCAGTACAATGGTGGAACAGTTGGAAATGAAAAGGTATATACGGAAGGTGCGGTGAAATACGCACGTGATGACGAGCTATCGATAATGATTTGGGGTTATGCAAACGTTAGCATTGATTTCATCGATTCTGACGGTGGAATTATCGGAATTCTCGTTCAACCGAACGCCGTTCTAAATTGCGGATGCGGAAACAGCGATAATGCGTTTATTCTGTCTAACCCTAGGCAAACTATTACAACGCTGAGAAATAGAGGAACGATTAATATCGAACAAGATGACAGATTCACATGGTTTGGTTTCTTCCCAGGTATTTCCATTCTTGAAGGTCTTGGAAACCTCACGCAATTGAAATTCAACGATTATGTAGTTACAAATCAATATGCGATGCTTGTCGGTAATGCGGTATTCTTTGAATCGAATTGATCTCATGCTAAACTAACCCCAAGACACATATCCCACCTCCTGCCAAGGCCTCCCGGTGACATGAATCGCCGGGGGGCCAAATTTGTGGTGCAGGTGGGGAATAC